CGTAAGACCTTGTAATATATCCGTCAGGTCCGTTACCGCCTGAGTTGTAATAGTTATGAGTGTGTATCGAGTTACCCGACATAGCGCCCGATGTAAACGTGCCTGATTGCGTATGCGAGTGGGATGGTAAATTGGCTGTGGCTATAGATGTTGTTGCACTTCCGCCCGCAGACCCAGCAACGTAAGTGACGCTTGCGCCTATTGGCATCTTGCTTGTAAAGTTGGGTATGTTAAATGTTGTAGACCCATCCCCCACGCCGTAGGTTGTTCCAATAACGGCAAACAAAGTTGCATATGTGGTACGAGAAATAGCTGTGCCATCACATATGAACCAATTAGCAACAGGAGGAGTTGCTGACCCCCACATAAGAATAGCCCCTGCTGGCGTTCCGTTTGTTTGGACAAAAGCAGTTGTGGCTACTTGAGTTGTGTTTGTGCCTGATGCTGCTGTAGGTGCAACGGGCGTTCCCGTCATGGTTGGTGAAGCAATTGTGGGGGAGTTGAAATACGTGTTTTGTGGAAAAAAGGATGTGCCGTTACTCCACACGGTCATTGTCTTACCAGCAGGGACGGTCAACGCTACGTTACTTGTTGCTGGAGTTGTGCTGTTTAACCCGTTGCCGTTACACAAGGAGCAGTCATATGAAGAGTTGTTGTAGATGGTATACATCTTAGGTACAGGAGGTGCATAGACCGTGTACGTCGCAACAATAGCCCCAGTTGGGACTAATTGAATAATTGCTTGCCTTGACTCATCCGCAGCGCCGTTACTGGCTGTTAACGCATAAGGAGACGCCGCAATAGAAACAGTAGACCACCCTGAAATAGAACCCTCAAGGAGTGTTCCAAGGTTGGTGTTGGTTGTGTTGCCCCAGTTACCCGCCTGAGTACCAGAAGTTATTAGTTCAAGTCGCAGATTTGTTGAATACGTTGACATAATTAATCCTTTTTACTAATTATTATCGTTATAAATTGTTAGTCCAATTTGGCGTTTGATTTGTTGTTACAGAACTCCAAGTAACTGATGATGGCGTAGAAATATCTGACCAATTTGGCGTTTGTGAAGTTTCAATTTTTGTCCAAGGTCCATGATATACAATTTGACCTACATCTCCTTGTGCAAATACTCCGGTTAAAACAAGGCTAGCCGCATATGATACAGTACCTACTGATAAATTGGAACCAACCCCAGAAATATTTCTAGAAAACGAATAACTTGCAAAAGATTGGACGGCATTTGTTGAAGTAACGCCTGATAATGTAAGGGATTTTCCTATTGAAAACGTTCCTACATTACCCGCTGCAAAAACACCTGTTAAAGGCATTCCGGTAAGAAACGTCCAACCAAGATTGTTACCACTATTAGTTGAATAAAGGGCCGTAAATGTTGCACCACCTGTTGCATTATTGTCTAATAGAGTTAAATAAACAGCGGTAACAACTCCCGATGCTTGAGATAAATTTGCTCGTGTACCCGCAGTTTGACTATTTATAATTAACGGGTCGGCGTTTGATTTTCCACCTATTGTAAATTGTGTAGCAGTTTGCGTTGTACCCGCAGTAAGTCTTATTGTAGTACTTCCAAGCGTAGTTGTATTGGAAAAATTATTATAAGTATTAGATCCGTTAAAAAATAACTGCCCAGTACTGTTTATTAAAAAATTGTAATATGTAAACCCAATACTATTAAATAATTTGCTACCATCACCTCCTATGCTAAGAGTAGAAGTGCCTGCGTTAATTGTTAGCCCTGTTGCTGTTGTGTCCCAAACTGCGACTGCTGCACGAATTGTGGTCCACGTACTTGAACCCATATTTAAAGTTCTTGTAGCATTAGATACGGGTTTAGATTGAAAATCTCCAGTTACGTTAAAATTATTAGTATTAAAAGTTCCACTGCTTAAAGTAACAAGACCACCAACACCATTAGCAAGAAGGGTATCTGATAAAGTAATATTAGTTGTTGTAACAGTTCCATCACCTATGTAAAGCGAAGAAATTTTAAACCCGTTTGTAGTAAGGGTTTTAGAAATTCCAAACATAAAAACATAAAGACTAGAAAATCCAGTAGTTCCAGTACCGTTAAGCACTACGTTTCCATAACAAGTTATAAAACCTCTTTGATCTTGAGAAAGGGTGGAATCGCAAGTCCAATTGTTAGCAGTTATGTTTAAACTAGAAGTGCTGCTAACACGAATATTAGTAAAGTTCATAGCATTAGTAGACGTAGCTCCTGCCACACTACCAAAATCTGAAGTTCCTGTAATTCTCCCCGTTATCTTACTAGTTCCAGTGTATGTAAAATTAGTAGCAGTGGACATACTAATGCCACCATTATTCATGGTAATAAAACCTGATGATCCAAACGCAATACCGCGAGTATTAGAGTTAGAACTAGAAAAAGCAGTGCTAGATGTGCCTTGAATAAATAAACCACCCGCAGTTGTGTTAGCAAGATTACTAATATCAAGAATACCGTTAGTTATAGTTACGGTAGTAAGATAAATATAACCGTTTGTTGGTACGTCTGTAATAAGAGTAGTTGTGATACCTACACCGTTTACAGTAATATTTGATATAGACGTACCGTCAGGCACTGTTGTTGTCCCAGTAGCTAACGTCGTAATAGTAAGAGAAGTCCACCCACTAGTTTTATTTAAAGTTACGTTTCCACTAACTTCAAGAGTTCCAGATATTGATGCAGATCCTCCAGTAAATCCTGTAGTAGTTAGCGTTTTACAAGAAGCGGTTCCTGAAATTGAAACGGTTGAATTGCCACTTGATGCGTCAAAAAATACATCATCAGCAGACGTGGGAACAGCTTGACCGCCAGCCCCACCGCTAGTCAACGCCCACTTAGTGCCTACAATAGCATCCCAAGTAGCCGTACCTCCAACCCAATATCGGTTAGCCATTTATATACTCTACGTAGTTGCTAAACGAAGCAACGCGGTTGATATTGCATTACTTGGCATTACTAAAGTAAAAGTCCCTGCGGTAATTGTTTGTCCAGTAAAAGTATGAACACTTACGGCTTTATTACTTTGGGTTGAATTGTAAATTAAACAACAATCAAAACTTGTTGAAATAGTAACGTTAGTGTAAGTAAAAGAAGCCGTAGGGGTAGTAAAAGCTACACCCGCAGTAACTGAACTGTTTGTTGCCGTTGGAGCGTTCCAAGAAGTTATTGCGACTCCGCCAGCCGTATAGTTACTTCCCGTTACTTCACCAGTTGTGTTGTAAACAGTAGTGCCTGCATCTTTTGTTGCTGTTGCAAAATACAAAGCAGCTTTAAACGAATCTACGGTGGGTGCAGTTAAACTAGTTCTAGACACAAGTGTGATTGTGCCAAACTGATGTCCCCCGTTTAGTAACTCACCCATAAAAGAAGTACACATTGATTGCGTATTTGCCATGATCTTTCCTTATTAAAATGAAGCAGTTTCGCCACCAATCGACGGCATTCTTTTTAACGCCACATGGGCCGAACGATGTACCAACTCACCATCTTTCCAATACTCAACCCAAGAAGTTGATTCGTTGTCATTCTCGAAATTGCCTTCTCGCTTTTCAAGGAGAGACTCATCCATATCGCCAAGTGTTGTTGTGACAAGCGCCATTACGCAATCCTTATGATGGCTGATGTGTTTGAAACTGAAGGAAACTGAACCGTGAATGTTGTAGTGCTTTGCTTATCCGAACCAAAATCAAGAACACAAACAGTGGGGTTACCACTACCACTCTGATATATCAAAGCCCCACGAGCAAGGATAGAGGCTGTCCATGCGGCATTTGAAAAAGAAATATACGCAGTTGTGCCTGTGTTGCCTGTGGTTGGTACTTGAGCTATGGTTAATGCCAACCCACCCGCTGTATAGCCTGTCGCTACAACTTCACCCGTTGCAGTGTATGCGGTAGTAGTCGCATCAAGCGTTGCTGTGTTGGTGTACAGGGCAATGTAGAACGTGCCAGATGTAAAGTTAAACGTGCCATTCATCATACCCGTTTTAAAGCTGTTACATGCCCAATTGCCCGTGAACGCCATTATTGCACCCCATTATTTTGGGGTAGCGGTGCTAATCTGGCTTGTCCGCTACGGTATGCGTCGCTGCGCTCCATGCCATCGCCAAGGCGTTTAGCAAGCATTAGGGCTTCTTTATATTTACCATCGTATAGGGCAATCAAGTCTTGCTCACCTTTCATAAAGGTGTACGCTTCAACTAAAGAGCCGTATAACAAAACGGAGTCAAAGTTATCTCCAAGCCACGTTTGACCGCTAGATGCCGTTGTGATTGACTCAGGATAATAATAGTAATGCAACTCTATGGAATACGCTGAATCAGGAGTTGGGCCAAGGATAAAACTTAACTCGTTTGAAATTACTGAACTAGCCACTGTTGGTCCAAACAAAGCATAGTACTTAGGAGTAGCTGTGTCTGTTGGGGTGGGGTATGCTTGGCGAATAAAGTTAACATCTTTGTTAAGTAGGTACTCATAACTGCCGTCCGTGTTAATCACCGCCATTGAATAAACGGCAAGAAAATCATCAGGGCATGATAAGTACTTATTGCTGGCAGTCGTTGTCCCCGTCACATTCATACGAATAGATGGGAACTGTACTGAGTTGTATATACGTTGTTCAGCCTGCGTGATAAACATGTTTATCTGCGTAGTAGCGCTAACCGTACTTCCACTCGCAAGATATACATCGGGGAACTGATTCTCCGTGTATGTCTGAATCGTGTTATACAACGAGGTATAGTTCACGCCATCGGTCCTCTAGACATTAAGCCCTTAGTAGCCGCGCCTGTACCACGCATCTTAATGCCATCAGTCTTGATTGGCTCGTTACCCGCAGACTTGCTAGCATACCCAACACTAACATCAAGCGAATCAAGTTTGCTTCTGTTGGGTGGAAAGCCGGGGTTTGTACCAAACTCATCAGGCGCTTTGGTCATTTTTTTGCCGTCCATTGTGTGTGGCTCGGCGTAGACAGCCGCTTGACCTACTTCTTTTCCCATTTTCTTTGAGGTATATCCAGCCATTATTTACCCCTTTGATTCATTGCACGGGACATATTACGTCCTTGGCTCATACGGTCAGCACTTGTTGGACCACCTTTTTTAAGCTTTAAAGTAGTTCCTTTGCCACCTTTATGCTCTTGCATATCGTGTTGTTTAAACGCTTTTTTAATCAACATTTTATCTTGTGCTAAATCATCTTTTGCCATTTTTAACTCCTAAGTTACCGATATTGTTACTGTACCAATTTCTACTGCCATTGCCAAGACATTTGGCGTTAATACTGCATCAAAACTTGAAGAACCCCCTACAGGATTCCAACCCCACTGAAAGATTCGGCTACCACCGCCGTTATATCCATCAGCTAAATTACCAGAAACTTGATAACTCACGTCTGGTCTTGGCTCTCGCACTGCTTGTGGGTCATTGACTGGATACATACCCAACTGCAACTGAGGCTGATCTGGGTCCCAACACGATTGACAAACTTTGATTGAAAAGATTTTAGTCTTAAGAACCTGCTTTTTAAGTTGTTTAAGCTGATATCTCTGCCCACAACGGTCACACTCCGCAATTGAATATTTACCTGATGCGTATTGAATAGGCATTGCTTACTCAATAAAACAGTTGCCTTGGAACAAAACGGTCAGGCGCTTTTTCTCTATCTTCTTGTGATGCC